GGTGATAACAAGACCGTCTGCAAACGGAACTTGGATTTGCGTAATGCCAACTGTATTCGGTATGATATAAATCCTCAATCCCGTCAAAGAATTGGTGTTGGAAGAATCGTAAACGGTTCCGGTTGTGGTTCCTGCAACAATAACGGAAATGTTGGCCAACCAACCTTTGCCAATTTTCACTTGTTGAGTTGTTGCCGCCGCAATTTCTTTTGTGTTGTTTGTTCCCGCCAGCTTTGCCAACGTGCTTGTGTATTCATTGATCGCAATGACGCCGTTTTTCTGAGTTGTGAGAATATCGTCAAGACTTGCCATCAGAATTTCCCATCAAGTTGAGCGCGGTAGCGCAATGCGCCAATACGGAAAAAAGTTCCATTTTGAGCAACGCCAGATTCATTCGCCGTGGAGCATGAAATACGCAACAAACGGTTTCGAATTCGAACGCTTAAATATTGAGTCTGCTGATTCATGGTGTACGGGCCATATTGAATTGGCGTGTCTCCTGGATAATCCGCACCATAAAAAGTCAAATACATTGTTGCAGTTGGTGTTGAACCAGAGGTTGTTTGCCATTTAAAATCGGGCCAAACTTGATCAATAAAAATTAAATTGTCCGCATCGTTCAACTGCATGTAGCCTGTTAAAAACGATGACACCATTGGTGAAAAACCAGCATCATATCCAATTTCATGTTGCCAAATGTAGCCATCATTGTCTGCGCCGATCGGTGGGCCAAGAACTGATTGATCACACCAAGCAACTCGATCCAACGTGCCGTAATCCCAAGCCTGAGTTGTTGTGTTATATTTGACGTAGGAATCATTGTAGGTTGAATTCGCGGAAGGGTAATACCACGTTACCTCATCAAAAATCGAATTCGTCGCACAACGAATCAAATTTGTATATGGATTGTTGTTTGCGTCATATCCCAAATTTAAATTTTGGAATATTTGATCCCAAACAGGACAAGCCATGTCTTGCGGACCACCGTCGGACAAAACGTTGAATCCTCCAGGAGACATCCAGTATGTCGCTCTGCCAAGGATGCCAACCGCTTTTTTTGCGATTAGACCAACGCCGTCTGCGAGCTTGTTGAACCCAAACACGTTTGGATAGCCAACATATTGCATTGCCCAAACAGCCAAATCTGTCCAAATCAAAGCCTGTTGCGAAGCTTGAATTCCGCCAACAATCATGCTTCCTTCCGCAATTCGAAATTGACCAGCTTGATTATTCGCAGAGGCTTGCCAAACAGTTGCATCTCCGGCATCTGACCAACGGATCAATAATGGGTCCTGAATGCCTGTCGCTGTTGACCCATAAGCAACAATTTGTCGAGAAGGCATTGCGATGAAATGACCTGTGTTGGTCATTGGCGCAGTTTCCAACAAAAACATTGTTGATGTATTTTGGCTTGGCGACCAATAATAAATTGGGCCGTTTTGCGAATTTGCAGTGAGGATTTCGCCGAAGTTGTTAATCACCCAATCCGTTGTCGTAAGGGTTGGAGCAGAAGGGAAAACTAAAGGCTCTCCAAGGCCGTATCCGCCGCCGCCATAGCCTGACGTGTTAATTCCGTAACCTCCCGCCGCATAAGCAGAAGGAATATTAAAATAATATTCATAATGTGCGCTTCCGTTATTCATCGAAAATACGGTGCCGCTACTTGCCGCAGAAGAAGTAGTTATTTGATACTGAGTTGAGCTGATGTAAGTGGTAAAATAATTGCCAAAAATCGTCAGTCCAGAAGCTGTCGTTGATACTAAAAAAGTCGCAGTAAAACCATCTTGATAAGGATGATTGGCTGACGTAACAATTACCGTTGAAGTTCCATCTGTTGGGTCAAAAGATGGAATCTCCGCAGTCGCGGAAGTTGAAGTTGCAACCGTTCCAACATCAATCGTATAAATGTTGTAATACGAGCTGGATGTATAAGAAGTGACTTGGTACACCCCTGTTATATATAAATTGGCAATACTGATCGGAGTTTGAACCCAAACTGAAAATCCACTGCGAATTTGATCCGGAGCATACATCGTTCCGGAACCAGTGGAAGTCGTGTTAACGTTTGCGGTTCCCGTTGCTGTCGTTGAAAGATTAAACGTTGTGTCCGTCAAAGGCACAACATAATAAAATGTTCCTGGCGTAATTCCTGTCGGGAGACTCGCGCCGCTGAATACGACTTTTGTTCCTGCGGTTGGGGTCGTCGCCACCGTAACAACTGTTGGCAAAGCGTTTGTGAATGTTGATGATTGAATTCCAAAACCTGTATCATAAATCGTTACAATCGAAGAGCCGCTTGTTGTGGATGCAAAAGGAACTGTTACGGTATGTATTCCGCTTTGAGTTCCTGACGCTGTGCTTACAGCAGAACCACCAGGAATTGTTGATATTTGAAACGTGGATGCTCCCGCATTAATAACGTAATAAACTACACCTGACGTAATATTTGCTGGCAATGCGCCTGTTGTTGTAAATGTGACAGGAGTTCCATTTATTGGAACGGTTGTTGCCGGAGTAATAACCGCAGGATTTGCAAGTGTTATTGTCGTCGTTTGACTGCTTGGCGAATCATCCGAAAAAGTTGATTCTGGGGTAATAAAAAACTGATTCCCTGCCGTGTTCGTATTATTATCATATTCAATGTACGAAAGGCTATCGCTTGCCCCGACCGCAAGACGTTTAATCGTGTTCAAATCTTCCCAAGGATGAAGCTCATTTATTGTTGGAGTTATGGCGGTTGTCCATTGAACCCAACCGCCTAATTTTTGAATGAGGCCCATGCCTGATCGATCTGGAACAAAACGAATAAGCTGAGATTCTGAAAACGCCGCCTCATTCAAGGCAGGTGTCTTGTATGTATCAATACCAGGAATCAGCTTCATCATTGCGTGAGGCATGGGAGGTTACCTCGTTGGTGAAGCGACAGGGGATGGTGAGTAGGCTGTCCAAGCCGCCGCCTCGAACTTCTTGCGGTTCTCTTCGATCAATGCGCTCGCCTTGAGGGCTTGATATTGGCTTTCGTAGCTTTGCGCCATTTGAGGATCGTCGGACTGACGGCCAAAATTGCGCTGATAAGCAGAGATATAAATCATTGAAGCCATGATAAATAAATCCGGCAAATAAACGCTGATAAATGTTGTTGAGTTTGCGGCAGATAAAGGCGTCGATCGAACCGTTCCCGTCAACCGAACAGAATATGCAGAGTCCGGCGTTGGGCCAACAATTATGTTTTGCGATGTTTTGCCAGTCGTCGCAGAGTCACCGCCATAAACTGCAAAGTATTTTGGCAAACCGTTGGTTGATCCGCTGCCATACACATTTTGAATATATTCTTTTCCAATTGCCAAAAGCGGAGTTGAATTACTCGACCCGTCGATAACTTCAAACGTTTGCAAAGAAACAAATGAAGACGTTGGAATCGTCAACGTGTTGCTGCTCGCAGTGAATGAATAGGACGAATTGCTGATCTGTGTCGAAAGAAAATCCAAATCGCGTTGCATTCGCAATTCGGCGTAATCAATCATAGACGGGACAATGGTAAGGTAATTTACGTCGGTCGATTGCACGACCGCCATCGTGGCGATTTGTTCAACGTAGGTTGAGTATGTTAATCCGACCATGTCAGCCTACCATGTTGAAAGCGGTCTTTTCGACTTCGGCCACGCGACGACCCCATCCTTTGCCGAATGTACCCCATGTTGGCAATGCTTGCAAGAAAGCCAACCGATCCTCGCAGATCTTGGACGCCAGTTCACGCGGGTTCATTTTCGCTACAGCGGCAAGTGTAGCAGGGCCGATAGCCCCATCAGCAACCACACCACAAGCATTTTGAAGAAACTTGGAGGCGCGAGTAGGACCGCTATTAATAGCCAAATCAAAAGTAGCAAAATCCACACCATGCGGGAGGTCATCGCAGCGGCACTTGTCCCAGTACTTTGCTTTGTAGAGCGGGGCGACATTAGCGACTGTGAGGGCTTTAATGTCATCTTTGGTTACCTCATGGCCGACCCATTCTTCCCAAACTTTTTTGGTGCAACCGAGATTTGTTGCTCCTCCTGGGTCTTTGGGGTGATCAACGTATCCCCCTTCCGATTTCAAAACATGGGCGAGTGATTCTTCAAAATTGTCTTTCATGGCTCATTCTTTCGGTGTCGAGTTATAGATCATCTGGTCTTTCTTCTGAGAACCGGATGAAGACCCAAAGTAGAATGCAATGATGCCACCCCAAGCCGTCTGTAGCGCACCAAGCAACAACAACAATGCCTCATTGCCTGTTGTCGGTAGGCCATAGACAAGCATGTAAATCAGGATGGCAAAGAATCCAACGGTTACTGACACCGCCAAAAGTCTTGGAATCCAATCGCGGGTCTCTGTTTGCATTGACCGAGCCGACTTGCGATCGTCCACCGCAATGCGCTCGAGATCAATATCAAGGCTCTTCATTCGGACTTTGAAGTCGGCGTCAATTTTTTTGACAGACGCAAGTTGCTCAGGCGAGGCAGTAAGCAAGGACGCTCGTATATCGTCCTCCGACCCGTCCTCATTGCCGAGCAGTGCCATAGACAGTGCCTTCGTTGCCATACCCGCCAAAGGACCGCCCAAGGCAGTTGCCAAGGTTGGAGCGACTGAGCCAAGTAACCCCCCGAAATTTTTAAGCAGATCCATCGTCCTTACCTCCTGATTTAGAGCCTAACATGATACCCGACAGCGTACCTGTCAGGAAGGTTGCGATCGGCGCAATCAACTTAAAAAACTCTTGGTCGTTTGGTGCTTGTCCGTCAATTGGCTGAACGACAAAAATCAGGCTGTAAAGTACTGCAAAGACGGTTCCGGTTAAGGTCAGGCACAAGCTGATGCCAATGATGAACTGAAGCAAGGCGTGGAGTTCGTCTTCCTTGATCCTCATCGTGCTACGGCTCCGCAAGGGTTTCTTTTGAGGGTATCTGCGGAACAGGTTCCAGAGGCGGTGCAAATGGGCGGATTGCACTCCGGCGCGTCCCAGTTCTTCGGATCTTGGCACGGGTAGCGGTAGTGGTCTTCGCACCCTGACAGAACCAAAAATGCAATTGCCATCAGGTATCTCATTTGTGCGCCGTCAGATAGACGAAGAGTGCAAGCCCAAGAGCCATAACGATAACGCCCAAGAACATCCATGCGCCCAAGATCAGTTCAGCTTGGCGTTCCTCGGCTTCCTTCTGCGCGGCGGCGGCCTGACGCACGGCCTCCTTACGCATTTCCGTCACTTCCTTCTGAATGGAAGTCCAGGCTGCCAGCCCGTAAGCCCCTACAAACAGGTTCTTGGTGTCCAACTGAAGCTGTTGCGCCTTGGCCCGCAAAGCGTACAGCTTGATTGCTTCAGCCTCGTATTCTGCTTGGCTTTGGAAAAATTTCTTTTTTTGCCCAGAGGTTAACTGCGTGATCTGCGCGATCCTCGCAAACAGGCTTCCCACGCGCTCCGCAACGTCGATGGCTTCGTGGCCAGCGTCGGTCGCTGACTTTATTCCATTATAGAGGGCCGTTGCGCCAGCGAGGAGCGTAAAAGGATCCATTATGTTCCAGCCCTCAGAACCACAATCGCCTGTACCCACTGTTGATTATAATTATTCCCGTCAATAATCGTGGTAAATGTGCCGTTAGATGTGACGTAAGCGGCAAACGTCTGAACGAAACTCATCGTTGTCGATGTGCTAATTGCAGTCATGTTTGTCGCGGTAGTCGCGCATGTGTTTGATGGGTTTGTCCTAAAACTCATGCCTAAAAGAACAATATCTCCAATTTTGCAGTTTGGAATTGAATAAGTGTAAGGCCAAGTTTGATGCCCTAATGCGCTTGAATAAAAAACCGTTGGTTGAGATCTGCCTCCAAGAATACGAAAATTTGAATAAACTTTAGAGCCACTTAAGGTTCCGGTCGCATTGATCAAAACGGTTTGCGTTGATGGAACAGAAAGATTAACTGCTCCAATTCCTATAGATTTATTTTCACCATTTGCATTATCATTCGCTCCTTGGCTTAAAAAACCAGTTGTTCCATTAAAAGTAACATTGGTAAAAACCATGTTATTTGAAGAAGTAACTACGCCAAAAGAAAAATAAGCAAAGTTCTCTTGCCCGTTCCAATTTGTGCCTACGGTTGCTTGATCGGTTGTATTAATAAATTCATAAATAAATCGCTTTGATTCTGCCCCAAACCCCCTTGCAGAACCAGCCCCAAACGTTGCAATAGTTGGCATCATTCGCTCCCATTAAGCAAAGCTGGCAACGTTTGCCAAAACCGTATAAGTTGGAGTTGTCGCAGTTTTCATAACCGTGAACGTGTAAACATTTTTGGAGCTTGCGGTTCCGGAAGTTGGAGCCACCCCACTTTGCCAAATTGTTGTTACGCCAGTCGCTGTCCCGTCAATCTGAACCGCTGAACAATAAGGGATCGGAACAGTCGCCGTCATCCCTGTGCTTGTGCTATAAGTTCCACCAACTGAAACAACCCAATTGACTCCAGAACCTGAAACGATCGTGCCAAGAGAAACTCCGGTTGACGTTATTGTTATGGCTGTTCCAACAGAAAACGACTGAGAAGTTGTTGTTGTCAAAGCAGTTCCTGCACAAGTTGCGTTGAATGTGCTTGTGGAGGCTGCGCCGCAATTTACAATATAAACACAGGTTACTAAATCCCCAACGCTCGACAGCAAACTTGACAATGAAATATTAGAGTTTCCGCGAATGTTAATCGCAAAATTTGATGTTGCCGCTGTCGTATTGTACCAAACGGATTGTGTTAATACGTTATAATCTGGAGTTGCTGTCCAAGTTGGTGCACTATAAGTTCCATTTTCAACAATATTGGTAAGTTTCACATCAGGAGTAACAGTCGCAGAAAAAGTAACTGTGTCGGTGGTGGTTATCTTATTATTTACGGATAACGGACCATTAATCGAAAACTCTCCGCTGACGGAAGAGAGGCTATTAAGAATGTTATCGTCAGCAAAATTTACCGTTGTTCCGTTGTAATAAACATACCCTTTTGTTGCGGGTTGGATAATAACACCAGAATTTGCGGCCCCACCATTTTTCTGAACTCTCAAAACATATTTTGCCGTCAACGTGGCATTTGAGCCTTCATATGGGGAAGTGCTTGTTGCTGTTTTTGCGGAGCCGCCATAAGTTTCGGAAAAAGAGCAAGTTGTCCCTGAACGACTTTGAACATAATATTCAACGCCTTCTGAAAATCCTCCAGGTAAAACGCCATTGGTTGAAAGAACAACAATCGTCCCTACCACTGGAGCCGAAGCTCCAAGAGTAAATGTTGAAGCTCCAGAAGCAGGAAATGCAGAAATTGAAATATCAGTTTGAGATTGGTTTGTCGTGATCCCATTTACGACAATCCAAGCACCGCCCATCGATCCTGATCCAGTAATATTGGCAGGAAGAGTTATTGTTGCATTGGCAGTCAAAGTGCCAGTTGCGGTTATTGTCAGTTGTTGTGCATCCCACCAATTAACACTTGAAACAGGAGCCGTTGAGCTTGTTAAATCAACCGTTGTCCCAAGCGCAATTGAAATAGGAAAAGATGAACCGCCCAACTGATCCAAGCCGTTCCAATTCAAATCAATTGGGACGTTCCAGTTGTTGTAACCAGCTGATGGAATCGAGAAATTTTTGTTTGAGGTGTATGTAATGGCCATGTTATTTATCCACCTTGTTATCGAGCTTATCGAAAATCTTGTTCAGCATGTTTTCAATGCGGTTCAAATGAACAGAAAGCTCGTCCTTCCGAACGTAGTTCGTTGGCATGTCAACTTTCATTTCATTGATCGTGGACGAGAGCTTTTGGATATCATTTACGAGACTGCGGTAAAAATACCCGATCACGCCGAACACCACAATCGCGGCAAGGTTTGCAATAAATTGAAGGTCAACGGTCATTCAACAATCTCCTCCGGCGCAACAACGCTCCAAGGATTTGGCAGAGTTACAGGGTGATAGAACCGATAAGCCAACGTCTGCTCGGCGGCGTTCTGGCGTTCCTGAACGCCCTCTGCGCCAAGGACGCCCTTCACCCAACCGACCACCTGTTCTTCCGTGAGGTCAGCGTAGGGAATGTATGCGGCATCTGGGTCAAGTTTCAAATTGACCATTCCCGCTACCGCTGCCGAGTATGTCCCGTCAGTCGCCTCGCATGAATAATTAACCTTCACGACAACGTCCGTCTGACCCTCGGCTTGAGGGTAGGATTCCATCGAATTAACCGTCCAGATGTATGAGATTGTCATGTTAGCTGACCCTGTAAAGTGTATAAGTCGCAGTTCCTGTTTTCCTTGCACGGAACCGAGCAAAACTGTTTGCAGTTGCGCCTGTTGCCATTGAACCGACAAGCGTCCAACCTGTTGCCGTCAAAAGCGTAATTGCAAATGCGGCAGTTGTAAAAACAACAAATTCAAAATTGTAGCCCGTGGCCGCATTGGTTAATTCAGTATCGAGCGCAGAAGCCAATGGAAGCGTGTAAGAAGCCGTTGCAGTTGGCGTTCCGACAATAAACCCAGAAGCAATTTGTGTTGATGTCAGAGTGACAGTGTTGGTTGCTGTTGATGTTGTGGACGCCATAACACCACCAAGACCAAAACTGTATCCGTTAAACAAATTATTGGCTGTGCTATTGCCATAAAAATTATAATTATTTGCAGCACTGTTAACGTTGCCATAAAATCCAATATTACTTGCTGCGCCCGACAAAGTGCTTGCGGCAACAAAACCATATTGATTGGTTACTGTTCCAGTTAAAGTTCCTTGGCTCGCACGATAGAGCGCAAGGGTTCCTAATGTTCCTGCTGAAACGTCAGGCGCAGAATTAAACGCATAAGCATTCGTCGTAACAACAGAAGCATCAATACTTCCAGAATATTCAACGCCGCGAGAAGTCGCATTGCCCGTCATAGTTTTAGATACGAGAACAACAACAGCGTTTGATCCAACTGTCGAACCGATCGTAATATTTTGATCCGTTCTGATACGCATAGCTTGAATTTGACTTCCCGTATAAAGGGAAATGTTGTCGGTTGTTCCTGCACCAGAAGTTGAATAAAACGAGAGCGATGAAGCTGCGCCAGTACCGCCGTAAACTGTTGGCACAGTTAAAGCGGTATTAAATAAAACTGTTCCCGTAACAGCCAAAGCATTTGCGCCAATGGTTGCTCCGCCGATTGCAACACTTGTCGCCGTCGCTACGCCAAGCGCAGGAGTGACAAGTGTTGGGCTTGTGGCAAGAACAACCGAGCCTGTTCCTGTTGCGGTGGAAAAATCCGTTAGACCCGCTTCCCAGCTTGCCGCAGTCGTACCGCTTGTGAGGATACAAGTTGCCATTGCGGTCGTGCCAGGGAGAACCGTGATAAGGAGGTTGCCGCCAGATGAATTAACCGTTAAATCGCCAGTGCCGTTGTTGACGATGTGAAACGTCCAACCCTGCCCCAATGTGCTTGTCACAGGCAATGTGATTGTTTGGGTGAGCGTTCCCGTAAAAAATTGAAAATATGTGCTTGTGTTGGTCAGGACGGTTGTGCCACCAGCAGTCGCGGTAGTTGTGAACGTCGTCAGGTTTGTCAGAGCGGCGTTGGCGGTCGTTGCTCCAGTGCCGCCGGAAGAGACAGCCAAAGGCGTGGATAGTGTTACTGCACCAGAAACACCAAACGTTCCCGTAACATCAAGCGTGTTTGTCGGAGCCACCAATGAACCAATTCGAGTGCTGCCAACAAATGCATTGTTTGCCGTACCAGAACCATAAAAATTCCAAGACCCAGTAGCAGCCGCAAGATCGCCTCTGAAACCAACATTTAAAGTCGTCGCGCCAACTAAAGCACTAGAAGCTGAAAATCCAAATTGATTGGTTACAGAACCTGTAAACGTACCCTGTGTTGCTCGGTAGTGCTGAAGGTTATTTAATGTTCCAGCTCCGACATCAGGCGCAGAGTTAAATGAATAAGCATTTGTGGTAACAACAGAAGCATCAATGCTACCATTGTATTCAATACCGCGAGAAGTTGAGTTCCCCGCCATAGTTTTACCAACGCCCAAAACAACTGAGGCAGAACCCACGGTCGAGCCAATAGTAACATTCTGGTCCGTTCTAATACGCATAGCCTGAACTTGGCTGCCCGTAAAGAATGAAATGTTGTCGGTCGTGCCGACGCCGCTTGTCGATTGCAACGTGAGGGATGAGGAAGCAGTCGTCCCTCCAATAAGAAGCGGCGTTGTCAGCGAGGTCGTCAGCGTTGGAGAGGCCGAATAAGAAGGGTTCCCCGCAACACCCCCTGAAACCAAAACAGAACCAGTCGCAACATCTGCGAGTTTTGCCAAAGTTGTTGTTGTGTCCGCATAAAGCAAATCGCCAATCGTGTAACTTGATTGACCCGTGCCGCCTGAAATTGCGGGAAGAGTCCCTGTCGTTAAAACGGACGTTGATGTCGCGTAAACTGCACCATTTGCGGTGAATGATGTTAAATTTGTCCCACCATTTGCGGTCGCAAGCGTTCCCGCAACCGTAACGAGGCCTTCCGTTGCCGTGTTTGGCGTCAGGCCAGTCGAGCCAAAACTGATGCTATTCACGCCAGCCGTGACGGGAATGTTTTCTTGCCAAGCCGGAATTGTCCCAGGGCTTGCAACGAGGATGTAATTTGAACCAGTCGGAGGGGTGATCGACTCAACAGGGTTTGTCCCGTCTCCGTACAAAACGCCGTAGTTATCAAACGTGTTGTTGCCTGTCCCACCAATAGAAACAGGGATTGGAGTAACGCCATTGCCGCCATTTGCAAGGCTTGCAATCTGGCCAGTCGTAATTGCTTTTGAGGTGCCGGATTGAACCCCAAGAAGTAGCTCTGTGCCGTCAAGTGAGGTCGATTGCGGAAGATTTGGGATGGTAATATTGGCCATGATTAAATCCCCGT